ACCAATGGCATGGCAGCCCTTCGCGCCGACCTAATGCGACTGACCAATGAACTTGACCGGCGCTTGGTGCTTCAGGAGGCCCGTGGTGGAACAGCTTCTCAATCTCGTTAGGACGGTAGCTCCGTCCATCGCCACTGCCGTTGGTGGCCCCCTGGCAGGAATGGCAACCCGTGCCATTTCCGAAGCCCTTCTTGGTAAGCCAGATGGAACCGAGGACGAGCTTTTAGAAGCAGCCAAGAACGCCACGCCGGAACAACTGCTTGCTCTGAAGCAGGCAGAGCAGAACTTTGTAATCCGGATGCGTGAGCTTGATGTTGATCTTGAGCGTATTGCCAATCAAGATCGCAATTCTGCCCGTGAGCGAGAAGTTAAAACGGGCGATCACACGCCCAAACTTCTGGCGGCTGCCGTGACCTTTGGCTTCTTCGGCGTTCTCTTCTGGATGATTGCTTATGGCCTGCCCGAGAACGGCGGTGAAGCAATGCTGGTTATGCTGGGGACATTGGGAACGGCATGGGGCGCTATCGTCTCCTACTACTTCGGCTCTTCGGCTGGCTCTCGCGAAAAGACCCAGGCCATGAACAGGATCATGGACAAGTGAAAGACAACTTTGAACGCTGCCTGAAGTTCGTCCTTCACCACGAGGGTGGCTGGGCGGATCATCCCCGTGATCCTGGCGGCGCGACCATGAAGGGCGTGACCCTGGCCGTCTACAAAGAGTACCTTGGCCGTGAGGTGAGCAAGGAAGAGCTTCGCGCCATTCCAGACGCCCACCTCCACGACCTCTACCGCACTCGCTACTGGGACAAGGCTCGCTGTGATGAGTGGGCTCCAGGCGTGGACCTGTCTGTTTTCGATCTCGCCGTGAATGGTGGAGTCGGACGTGCGGCCAAGATGCTTCAGCGTTGTGTTGGGGCAGAACCTGATGGCGCTATCGGCCCCAAGACCATCGCTGCGGTTAACGCTGTCCCAGCCAAGAACCTCATTGTTCGCTTTGCTGAGGACAGGCGTGAGTTCTATAAAGGTTTGAAAACCTTTGATACGTTCGGTCGCGGATGGCTTCGCCGCACTGACGACTGTGAAACCGAAGCCATGAAGATGGCAGGAGATTTGCGATGATGAAGAAGCCCAAGATGCCGAAGGCGGCTGATGACATGAAGGCCGGTATGGCGATGCCGCGCTTTGGCGCTCGTGCGATGCGTCCAGGCGGCATGGCGAAGGGCGGCAAGGTGCATCCTGACGCCGCGATGGACCGCAAGCTGATCAAGGAAGAGATCGGCAAGGCGCACAAGAAGATGGGCATGAAGGAAGGCGGTGCCGTCAAGAAGATGGCTGCCGGTGGCTCTGCCTCCAAGCGCGCTGATGGCATGGCCGCTCATGGTAAGACCAAGGGGAAGTTCATCTAATGGACCGTCGTCGCCGTGTGCGCTCCTACGAAGAGGACATGACTCCGCCTCGTGGTATGCGGAACTTCCGCTCGAATGCAGTTCCGACTGACGAGCCGATGCCGCCGCCGCGCAGCTTTGAGGAAGACATGACGCCGCCTCCGGGTATGCGAAACTTCCGCTCCAACGCTGTCCCCAGCAACGAGCCCATCCCTGGCCGTCCTTCCCGTATGAAGGAAGGTGGTGCCGTGAAAATGAAGTCCGGTGGCGTTACCCGTGGCGATGGCTGCGCCACTCGCGGCAAGACCAAGGGGCGCATGGTGTGAAGAAGGAAGAGAAGGTTCGGAAGGTCATGGGGGAGTTCAAGGAAGGCTCCCTTAAGTCGTCCAGTGGGCAGAAGGTGAAGAACCCGAAGCAGGCTGTGGCGATTGCGCTTTCCGAGGCTTCTCGGATGGCTGAGGGTGGTCGGGTTAAACCGCAGAACCCAAAGCTATGGGCTGCCGCCAAGAGTGCCGCCAAGGCCAAGTTCGATGTGTACCCTTCTGCCTATGCGAATGCCTGGGCATCCAAGGAGTACAAGAAGAAGGGCGGCACTTGGCGCGGTCCTGACAACAGGGTCTCGAAGAAATGAAGGGCGGTCTCGGCAAGTGGTTTGGTGAGAAGTGGGTGGACATCAAGACCGGCAAGCCCTGTGGCCGAAGCGGTTCTGAGAAGTCCAAGCGCGGATACCCTGCCTGCCGCCCTTCAGCGGCTGCTGCCAAGATGTCTTCTGGGCAGAAGGCCACGATGGCTAAAACGAAGACTGGGCCTGCCCGTAAGAGTTGGCCTATAAGTCCTAGTGGAAAGAGCAAGTCAGTGCCTCGTCTACACTCCAAGCTTGGACGCCCATAAATGACGACCTCTGGCACAGCCGTCTGGAATCTCGACATTGCCGACCTCATTGAGGAGGCGTACGAGCGCGCTGGCCTTGAGGCTCGCACGGGCTATGATTTCCGTACTGCCCGTCGATCCCTGAACATTCTCTCGGCTGAGTGGTCGAACCGTGGCCTGAACCTCTGGACCGTTCAGGAGAACGCCCTGGTTCTGACACCTGGGGTGAAGACCTACTCCCTGGCAGCCGACACGATTGATATCATCGAGACGATGATCCGCGTGACCACCAGTGGGTCGCCTCTGGATTATACCGTGTCTCGTATTGGCGTGGGTGACTATGCCACCCTGCCGAACAAGAACACGACGGGCCGTCCTCTCCAGATTTATGTGAACCGACAGGTGAACCCGGAGTACACGCTGTGGCCTGTACCCGATTTGCCGTACACAATTCTCTACTGGACGATGCGTCGCATTCAGGACGCCACTACGGCAACTGACGTAATGGACATGCCGGTTCGGTTTGTGCCCTGCCTCGTGGCTGGGCTGGCGTTTCAGATCGCCATGAAGCGGCCCGAGGCTGCGGCCAGGGTTCCCCTGCTAAAGCAGGAGTATATGGAGCAGTTCCAGCTTGCGGCGGATGAGGATCGCGGTCGCGAGCCTGCTCGCTTTGTACCCTGGTCGTCCTATCCATGATTGACATCAAGGCTCCCTACTTTGATGTATGGGCAGCAGGCTTCTTTGATGGGGAAGGCTGTGTGCTAGTGGCCCGTTGCAAGAACAGTGGCGTTCGTGGTGGTTGGAACTACTACCTTCAGGTTTCCATCGCCCAGCAAGACAGAAGGCCGCTTGAGTTAATCAACAACAAGTTTGGCGGGTCCATTCGGCTCAACAAGGGCAAGGCAACCTACGAAAAGAAGAAGGACCATGTTTACACATGGGGCCTTGTCCTTTCTGGGACCAACGCCTTTGCTTTCCTGAAGGCCATTCAGCCATACTGCGTCGTGAAGTACGAACAGGTCACAGAAGCTTTGCGCTGGCCCATCAACGACGGCAAGCAATACAGGGGTTCTTGGAATGCGATGCCGGAAGATGAGCGTGCGCTTAGGGCCGAGATACGAGACAATCTTGTCGCCTTGCGTGAGTCTGTAAAGGTGTACGCAAATGGCAGTTAAGTTTGCTCGTGGTAACAAAGCTTATGCTTTTTGTGATCGTTGTTACCAGAGGTACGATCTAAAGGAACTAACTTGGCAAGTTGTGAACCAAAAGCCCACCGGCTTAAAGGTTTGCGATGAATGTAATGATGTGGATCATCCCCAATATCAGTTGGGCAAGTTCCCCATCAATGATCCTGTTGCTTTGCAGGACCCGAGGCCGGATATTAACCCAGGCCGAAGCCTGAACGGTTGGAATCCTGTTGGCAATTCTGCCACCACGACGAACGGCAACGTGGGTAACGTTGCTATCTTTGTAGGATAGGAGCGTATCATGAAGGGCAAAGCCCACACGCCGACCAGCATGGAGATGAAGAAGCACGGGCGGAACATCGCTCGCGCCATGAATCAGACCGGCGGTGCTGCCTACGGCAAGAAGACCCCGGATGGCGTGAAGGCGGTTGACGCTAGCGCGTATGACCTGAAGCCGGTTGCCAACAAGGGCGTGACCAACGCTCCGAACCAAGCCATTGTCGCCAATGAAGGCTCGCCCAAGAAGGCCACGAAGATTCGCGGCACGGGCGCTGCCACCAAGGGCATCATGGCTCGCGGCCCTATGGGCTGAGGATTAGACGGCAATGAACTACGCGACGCTGGTAGCTCTGCTTCAGGACTACACGCAGAACTCTTCGACGGAGTTCGTTGCCGCCATTCCTGACATCGTGAAGCTGGCTGAGGACCGG